GATGTACTCGAATGGTCTAAGCAAGTCTTAGAGCCAATGAATAAACATCTAGGTTTCCCGGCATGTCCTTTTGCTGCCAAATGGAGAAAAGAAGGTAAGCTTCGAATAGAAGTTCGAATGGATAAATCCAAATATGAAAAACATCTCACCAGTGTATTGAAAGATTGGAATAAAAAACAACACGATATTATTATTTTTTGTGACCCTTTTTGGGAGCAATATACACCTGAACAATTTCAAGAAAAGATAGATTTCTACAATAAAACATATAACAGACGTGATGTATATTTTATGGGGTTTCATCCTGATAATCCTGCAACTGCTGATGGAGAAGAATTTTTAGTCGATCCAACAGACAATTGTACTTATCAGTCCGATTTAGGCTATTCCATGATGCTTATACAGAAGTTTAAACAGTTGTACGAAGCAAGTTGCAAACTACATAAGATAGGTTATTATGAAAAGTGGCCAGCCGAGTATTATGACGAGGTCGTCAGAACAAGGCAAGAAACGTACGAAAAATTATTTAAAAAGGAGAAAACATCATGATGAAAAAGAAAAATGTCGTCAAAAAAAGAGGCGGCGGTATGATGAAAAAGCGTGGTGGTGGAATGGTGCAGAAAATGAATTCAGGCGGAATGATGGTCTCACCAAGAAAAGCCATGGCAATGGGGAAAAAGTAATTTATGGCTACCTCGGGAACAACTAATTTTGATTTAAGTTTTGATCGAATTATTGAACGTGCTTATGCTCGTTGTGGTAAATCTGTTAGAACAGGATATGAGCTAGCAGCAGCTAGAGATAACCTTAATTTATTATTTTCAGAATGGGGAAACCGGGGTGTCCACCTTTGGAAAATTCAAAATGAAACAGCTAATTTAACTGCCGGTACAACTACCTATACAGCACCGAGTGATGCTAGTGATATTTTAGAAGCTGTTTTTAGACAAACTAATAATGATGGCACAACTACCGATACAACTCTTACAAAAATTAGTCGATCACAATATGAAGCTCTTCCCAATAAAGCTGATCAAGGAAGACCTAGTCAATATTATGTTAGAAGAAATTTAGCGAACGTAGAAATAAATTTATATCAAACTCCCGATACAACAGACACTCAAATTAATTATTACTATGTTGGAAGAATTCAAGATGTAGGTGCTTACACTAATACACCCGATGCTCCCTATCGTTTTCTTCCCGCAACAGTTTCTGGACTAGCTTATTATCTTTCTCAAGAACTAGCACCTGATCGTATGCAAATGCTTAGTCAGGTTTATGAAACAGAATTAAATAGAGCGTTAAATGAGGACACTCAAAGAGTATCAGCTCATATTGTCCCCATGCGTTCTTACATCTAACAATGACTTTTGCTGTTGGTAAATATTCTTTAGCTATATGTGATCGATGTGGTCAACAATATAAATATTTAGAATTACAACAAGAGTGGAACGGACTCTTTACTTGTCCCGAATGTTTTGAACCCAAACATCCACAACTTGATCCTCCTTATCATGCAGCGGATCCCGAAGCATTACAAGACCCCAGGCCCGCTCGACAAGAGCCTGTGACTGTATTTGTTGGATCTCCAGGAGATAGCTCCTTTACATCAACAGGAATGATACCCTCTACAGAAACAAGAGACTTGAATCCTTTAGTTCGTCTTGGTAGAGTTACCGTGAGTATATCATGAACTATTCTGAACTTGTAACAAATGTCCGAAGCTATACAGAGGTAGATAGCAATGTCTTAACAGAATCTATTATTAATGTTTTCCTTACTAATATTGAAAATCAAATAGATCGACTTCTTGATAGTGACGCTCAGAGAAGATATGCAACAACCAGTTTAACCGTTAATAATTCCTTTGTAGAGGTCGGAAGTCTAGGCTTAGGTGGTTTTCGTTTTGCAAGAGGAGCACAGATAGTCAAAGATGATGGTGAACGTGTTTGGCTTGAACAAAGAGATACAACTTTTATGGATGAATATGCAGTAGAAAGATCCACTTCTGATTCTAACTATACTGGCATACCAAAGTATTGGGCTAATTGGGATAGTAATTATTTAATGGTCGCTCCTACACCTGATCAGGCTTACACCTTAGAATTATGGTATAATGAACAACCTGAACGATTAGGTGACGGAACTGGAGGAACTTCTACTACAACTTTTATATCTAATAATGCACCTGAAGTTTTGTTGTATGGCGTGCTTGGGGAAACCTTTTCGTACTTGAAAAATCCACAAGATATGCAATTATACAGTCAAAAGTTCCAGACTGCTTTGACAGCTTTCGCTAATGAGCAAATGGGACGTAAACGTAGAGACGAGTATGCGGACGGAGTTTTACGAGTACCCTTACCGTCAGCAGACCCACAAGCCTAAGGAGGGCTTAAAACATGGCAATTAACCAAGCAGTTTGTGCAACATTCAAACAGCAATTGTTAGATGGCGACCATGATATCAGTTCAGATACTATCAAACTCGCTCTCTATACAGATTCTGCTTCATTGGATGCAAACACATCAGCCTATTCCGCTTCAAACGAAGTCGGTGATTCAGGCTCATATTCAGCAGGCGGTGGAACTTTAGCAAATGCTAACGTCAGCTTAACCAAAACTAATGCAACAGCATCAACAGCTTTTGTAGATTTTGATGATTTATCATTTACGAGTGCAACAATCTCAGCTCAAGCAGCTTTGATTTACAACACTTCATCTGCAAACGTAAATGCTTCAATCGCAGTATTAGATTTTGGTGGTGTGAAGACATCTACAAACGGAACTTTTACAATTCAGTTCCCAACCAATGATGCTTCTAGTGCAATTCTAAGAATTAGCTAAGGCATATTTAATTTACAAACACAAGTGATGTTTGTACTATAAGATATGTCTTACGCTGATTTTCCTTTTTCCACAACTCCGTACGCTGCGGAACCCGTTGAAAACGCTGTTATACCTGTAACAAGCGTTTCGGCTTCTTTTGCGTTACAGGGAGTAGGTGTTTCAGCAGGCGGTAGTGTCACTGTCGTTGCGGCAGAAGACCAAATGGATTTTGCGATTGGCACAGTCATCGCAGAATCAGAATCAATTGTTGAGATAACAGCAGGTGTTCAAGCAGATACAGAATTAGGCACTTTTGTTACCACTGCCGATTCTAATCTCACTCTTACAGGAGAAGAAATATCTTCTGATACAGGAACAATAACAACCACTGCAGATGCAGTAGAAGTTCCCACCAGTGTTATTATTTCTTCTAACACGGGAGTAGAAACAGTCACTGGAACGGCTCTCATTACTCCTACAGGTGTTGAAGCAACTGTAGATTTAGGCACACCTGTTATCTCAGGTGCATCTGTCTTAACTGTTATAGGAGAAGAACTTAATACTGTTTTAGGAACTGAAGTCATTGTTGCAGATGCTAATGTCGACGTCACAGGATTAGAAGCTTCTCTTACAGATGGTACTGTCGAAGTTATTGCAAATGCAGACGTTATAGTTACAGGTCTTAATATTCAATTTACAGAAGGTACGGCTGAAGTTACAGCGACAGCAATAGTTGATGTCACGGGAATAGAAGTATCCACCGAACTAGGAACAGAAACAGTTACAGGAACGGCTAATGTTGACGTTACTGGATTAGAAATCAACTTTACCGAAGGAACAGCAACCGTTGAGGCCAACGCTACTGTTGTTCTTACAGGGCTAGAAATTAACTTCACAGAGGGCACAGTAGAGGTTAATGCAGGAGCCACGGCTGAAGTTACAGGACTAGAAATTTCATCGCAAAGTGGTAATGTTGAAATTGTTAGTGATGCTAATGTCAGTGTCACAGGACAAATTTTAAATTTTGCTTTAGGTAAAGAAACAATTACAGGAGCATGGGAACCAGTTAGTCCAAATGTATCAAATTCGTGGACAGAGGTTGCAGCATAAGGTATAAAAAGACATGGCATTTCAAATAGCAGATAGAGTCAAAGAGACAACAACGACCACAGGAACAGGCACTTTTGATTTAGGGGGTGCAGTTTCTCAGTTTCAAACATTTGTTGCTGGTATTGGAAATGGTAATGAAACTTACTATTCTATTGAAGATCCGACAGGAACAGATTGGGAAGTGGGTATAGGAACAGTCACTTCTGGAGCTCCAGATACTCTTTCTCGTGATACCGTCATTTCTTCTTCTAATGGTGGATCTTTAGTCAATTTCGGTGCAGGGGAAAAAGTCGTCTTTTCAACACAACCTGCTAGTAAAACTTTTATTTTATCAAGTGATAATACTGCTGTTATTTCTAATATTAATGCATCTACATTAACCGCAGGAACTGTTAATGATGCAAGACTTTCTGCTAATGTCACTTTAAACAATGCTTCCACAATTTCGACAGGAACTCTTGCTCAAGCAAGACTTGCAAATTCTAGTATTACCATTAATGGAACAGGAGTTGCTTTAGGTGGCTCCATAAACGTCGGTGATATTACAGGTGTCACTGCGGGCGATGGTTTAACAGGTGGTGGAACTACAGGTGCAGTAACTCTTAATGTAGGAGCCGGGACAGGTATTGATGTAACCGCAGACGCTGTAGCTGTTGACGTATCTGATTTTATGACCAATGGTGCTAACAATCGAATCGTGACTGCAACAGGCACCGATGGAATGAATGCCGAAACAAATTTAACTTTTGATGGATCGACTTTAGCAGTTACAGGTGGTGCTACTTTCACAGCCAATGTTGCTTTAGGAGATTTAGACCGTATCTTAATGGGGCCAACAGGCGAATATCAAATTTATCACGATCATGCGAATGGTGTATCTGTTATTAAAGATGCCGATGTTGGTGGAAAGATTAATGTTGAAGCAGACAACATAGATTTAACAGGTCCTGTTGTTGCTTCTTCTACTGTTAACGCTGCAACCTTTAATGGTTCAGGTGCAGGTCTGACAAGTCTAAATGCAAGTAATTTGTCCTCTGGAACTATTCCTACTACTAGTGGTGCTAACTTAACCAATTTAAATGCATCAAATGTTTCCTCAGGCACATTACCGAATGCAAGACTTTCCGCTGTTCCTAATTCAGCTTTAGATAATTCTTCTATCACAATTAATGGCACAGGCGTATCGCTCGGTGGTTCAATTAGTATTGGAGACATTACAGGAGTCACTGCTGGTAGTGGTTTGACAGGCGGTGGCACAACAGGAACGGTTACTTTAAATGTGGGGGCAGGCACAGGTATTGACGTTTCAGCAGATGCAGTCGCTGTTGATGT